TGATAAAGGATTGGATAGATACTATGGACTACTTGAACTTGCAGAAGAAGCTGGTGTATTCAAAAAGGTTTCTACACGATATGAATTACCAGATGGTTCTAAACAATTTGGTAAGACAATCCTAAATGATCCAGAGACTTACTTCACAGATGATGTTATGAAGACTATTGAAGAACATGCAATCAAAGTATTTAAATACGGAAATAATGCTTGACAAAGACTTGATGCTATAGTAATATCATAGCAATATCAAAGGAGCTATATTATGGTATATAAAATTGGTGAAACCGTAGAATATGTGAGTGGTGATTGTGAACCACTCATGTCAAATAAACTTGGTAAGATTGTTGAGATTGCGTCTGACAAATATGATGATATTCGTATTGGTAAAGATGTAATAGAATACTGGTCTAAGAAAACTAAAAGTTGGAGAGAAGTAAAGGAAAAAGATATTCCTTCTATTTACTATACTGTTACAAATCCAGCTGGTCTTTATCCAGAGTTTATTGAAACACACATGATTGTTGGTAGAAGTCCAAGGAGTGCTACATAGTGTATAAAATTTATACTACTCTATCATGTGGTTATTGTCGAATGGCAAAAAACTTATTAGACAACTACAACATAAAATATACGGAAGTTGTTTTAGATAATCCAATCGTACTAAAAGAATTTAAGGATAGAACTAAACACACTACCGTTCCTCAAATATACAAAGATAAATTGTATATCGGTGGTTATGATTCTCTTGTAGAATATCTTCACCAAGGAAAACCTATCAGAAAGACTTAGTAAAATCATTATAAATAGTTTTGTAAGGAGTATCCAGTGCAAAATTATTTTATGGGCCTTGATGGGTTCACTTGGTTTGTTGGTGTTGTTGAAGATAGGAATGATCCAGATCAGTTAGGAAGAGTTCGTGTTCGTTGTGTAGGTTTACACACGGAAGATAGAACTCAACTTCCTACTGACGATCTTCCTTGGGCTCACGTTATGCATCCTATAACTGATCCTTCCATGCATGGAATGGGGAATAGTCCTTCATTTCTTGTAGAGGGTGGATGGGTTGTAGGATTTTTTCGTGATGCAGAAGCATTACAACAACCTGTTATCATGGGAAGTTTGCCAGGAGTTCCTAGTGAACCTGCTAATTTCAGAAATGGTTTTAACGATCCAAGACATGCAGAAAGTAGCACGCCATATGCTTACTCGCCTGAGGGTAGAAATGAATATGGCCCGTATCCTTTAGGACAACAAATAGATACAAACGATAAAACCAAAGGAGTTTATTCTAGAGACAGCGGACACACTTACGGAGAATCCGATACCAATAGACTTGCAAGGGGTAGTGTTGCTGAAACTCACGGTGGTCTTATTAGACGTAGAAGTATTCGCAGAACAAAAGTACCTACTGCAACCACACCTCACCTTCCTAGCGTAAGTCAAGATTTAGCAACAGCGGAAACTAGAACTACTTGGAATCAACCTCATCCAAAAAGTCATGCAAAGGATGCTAGTCCATACTACACTGCAAAGTATCCACTCAACCATGTTTATGAAAGTGAATCAGGACACATACAGGAAATAGATGATACTCCTGCTGGAGAAAGGCTTTTAAGACAGCACAAGACAGGTACATATGAAGAGATACAGCCAAAAGGTGATAAGATTGTACAGGTAGTAGGAGATAACTATGAGATTATTGCTGGTGCATCAAATGTTCTTATTACTGGAAATGTAAATCTTACAATAGAAGGCACCAAACGTGAACTTATAAAAGGTGATTATATTCTTGAAGTTGAAGGCAATTTAACAGAGAAGGTACACAAAAATCACTTTGTAAAAATAGGTGCTGGTTCTGGCGGAAATCGTGAAGAGGAAATATTAGGCAATCATTCCTATAACATAAATAATAATGTAATTGGCAGAATTGGTGGTAATAGACAAATTACAATTGAAAAACATGATGTATTAACTATTAATGATTATAGAAAACTTTCAGCGGTGAATGATATATCATATAAATCTATAACTAAGAATGTTGATATAACTGCTAAAGAGGCAATGACACTAAGAGCAATATCAAGTAATATTGGTGTATCCGCAGGCGCAAAGATGAATTTAAAATCTGTTTCTGATATGACAATTAAAACAGAAGCTGCATTAACATCAATCACTACTTCTACTTGGACACATACCTCTGGTGGTAATATTTCTATTACTGGCGGCCCAAGAATTGATCTTAACCCACCTTGATAGGAGAAAGGTAATATGCCATTAATTGCAAGAAAAGTTGGAAGTGGTGATATAGTTAATACTGTTCATCCTATATGCGTAAGTCCAGGCGATATTCTAACGGACACTGGTAGTAGTGATGTTTTTATTGTGGGCCATGGTTGTCATAGAGAGGATGATTTAAATGAGCCGCATACACATTGCCCACCTGTATACGGAACTGCTGTTAATAGTTTTTCACCAGATGTATATGCGAATGGTAAAAGAGTTGCGAGATTGGGTGATACCTATACTTGTACAGCAGAAGTAAAAGCAGTACAACAAAATACTGTTTACGCAAACGGAGACTAAAATGGCAATTGATGTTTCAAATTTAATTTCTGATACTGGTCTATGTGGTGCAAGTGCTGGTTTTGATTCAGTCTTATCACAATTAACTTTAATTGAAGACCAACTTTTAGCTGGTATTGACTTAGATGCAAGTGCATTAAAAGCTCAATTAGAATCTTCTTTACAGCTATTAGAAACTGATTTACGTTCACTTGTTCCAAAATTACCAGATTTACCGACTGTTAGTTTACAATCAGAAATAAAACAACTTTTGGTTATACCACCAACATCGAGTCTTTACTTAGAAAAATTATCAAGTATTACTTCTACTTTTGGTGACGCATTGTCAGCTGCTGGACAAGATTTGAACAGTATAGTTTCCGATGCTGTTGGAGCTTTATCTGGTGGAGTTGATTTATGTAGTAAGATACCAAATTTTGAAGCAGTAGGAACAGAAGTTGTAGAAAAGGCTACAAATAGTTTACAAGCACAAATACCAGCAATAAAAGAAGAATTATCAAAAATAAATGACGAAGAGATTGCACAAAAAATTACAGACATGAAAAAACAATTAGAAACAGAAACAGAGAGTGCAATGGCATTTTGGACAAGTCCAGCATCAGTACTTGATTCTTTTTCTGATCCTTCAGATGATAACCTACCAACTTCGGCTGGTAATTTTTCAGATGGCGGTGAGTTAGAAATTGGTGGTGGAGATAATCTTTCAAGAGGTTTACTGTGATAATTATAAACAATAAAACTTTAGTTACTCTAAATGTTTATTACTGGATGCCTGATTATGAGAATATACTACAACAATTTGTTTGGCAAACAGTAGATATAAAACCGAAGTATCCAAGGATACATAAATTTTTAGATTATTGGCATAACAATATAGATGCAATAGTTAGTGAAATACAAATATGCGATAGTGAAAGGAAATAATTATGGCAAGAAAAAAAGGCGGAAAAAGTAAAGGAAATATTTCAAAAGGTGAAAGACGAAATGTGGCAAAATCTATTATGAATGCTGTACGTAAATCGACTCCACCTTTAGTTACTTTATCTAATAAACAAAAAGCATTTAATGAAGGTAAACGTGTAATGGTTACTATTCCAAATCCTAGTAAAAGTGAAACAAATAAACCTTTTATTAGAGTTACTGCTCAAGAAGCGGGTTGGAAAAAACAAATGCCTTATCGTATGAAACAAGATGGATAGCCGTTATAAATAATTCCATGTAGGAGTTAAATATGTCAGATGCTTATTATGACGCACAGAATAAAAATGATATAACACGCAATGTTCGTCAATATCGTGATCTTGATCTTTTATTTTCTAGAACAGGTAATACTAAAGATGTAAATACCTTAACAGATATACTTGCTGTTAAGCGTTCTGTTCGTAATTTAGTTTTAATGAATCATTATGAAAAACCTTTTCATCCAGAAATAGGTTCTGGTGTTAGAGGTATTTTATTTGAACCAATGACTCCTGTAACGGCATATATTCTTTCAAAAAAAGTTGAAGAAGTTATTGAGAATTTTGAGCCAAGAGTTAGTCTTGTTGGAGTTCGAGCCAATCCAGACTTAGATCGTAATGCATATGAAATAACAGTTGAATTTTATGTCCTAAATGCTCCCACAGAGTTAGCAGAACTAACACTATTATTAGAGAGATTACGATAATGGCAAATAACCCAAACAGACTTAGAGTAACAGAACTTGATTTTGATACTATAAAAGATAACTTAAAAACATTTCTTCAAGCGCAAACACAATTTACAGATTTTGACTTTGAGGGTTCTGGTTTAAATATTCTTTTGGATACACTTGCATACAACACTCATTATTTAGCATTTAACGCTAATATGCTTGCAAATGAAATGTTTATTGATAGTGCTTCTGTCCGATCAAGTATAGTTTCTCACGCAAAAACACTTGGATATGAAGTAAGTTCTACCAGAGCTGCTAAAGCATTAATTAGTGTTAAATTAAATACTAGTTCATTATCTACAGCTACGATGAATGCTGGAACTGTTTTCACTGGCCAGGCTGATGATGTTAGATATCAATATGTAACGATATCTGATATCACCGCAGCTAGTTCTGGTGGTTTTATTCAATTTGATAGCGTACCTATTTACGAAGGCACGTATGTTACAACAAGATATACCGTTGATAGTTCTGACGTATCACAAAAATTTACAATTCCAAATGATACAGCTGATACTACTACTCTTACAGTTAAAGTACAAAATTCTTCTACTGATTCTACCACAACAACATATACAAAAGCTACTGACATAACGCAAGTTAAATCTGACAGTAATGTATATTTTTTACAAGAAACATTTGGCGGTAAATTTGAAGTTTATTTTGGTGACGGTGTAGTAGGTAACAAACTTTCAGATAATAACATTGTTATTCTTCAATACGTAGTATGTAATGAAGGTTTAGGAAATGGAGCTGGTAATTTTCGTAATGAAACTGCAATTGCAACGGTGACAGATGTAGATATTACTTTACTTCAAGCTGCTCAAGGTGCATCTTTGCCAGAATCACTTTCATCTATACAACAAAATGCTCCACTTGATTATGCTGCTCAAGGTCGTTGTGTAACAACTAGTGATTACGAAGTATTTGTTAAAAAACTTTATTCTAATACAAAAAGTGTTTCTGTTTGGGGCGGTGAAACTGGTTCTTTTGATCCTTCTCTTGGTGTTGTGGATGATCCAGTTTATGGTAAAGTTTATATTTCAATCAAATCAACAAGTGGCAACAATTTAACCGCTACAGAAAAAAATACTTTAGTAAATGATCTTGCAAGATATAAAGTTGCATCTATAACACCAGAAGTTGTTGATCCAGAAACATTATATTTGATATTAAGTACGTCATTTCTAGTTGATACTTCTAAAACAACTAAAACAATAGATGGTATTGCTTCAGAAATTACTGAAACTTTACAAAGTTATAATAATAATACTTTATTAGAATTTGCTTCACCTTTTAGACATTCCGATGTTGTAGCAAAAATAGATAATACAGATTCTTCTATAACTAGTAATATCACTAACATTACAATGGCAAAATATTTAACGCCATCTTTAAATTCTTCTATGAGTTATAACATATATTTTAGAAATAAACTATATAATCCACATAGTGGTCATAACTCTGATGCTGGTGGTATTATAGCTACTACAGGGTTTAAAATTAGTGGCGGCGGAGAAACAATATATTTCTTTGATGAAGATGGAAGTGGAAATATTCGTTTATATAGTAATCTTGGTGGTGTTAGAACATATACTAATAATAAAATGGGAACTATAAATTATGAAACAGGCCTGTTAAAAATTGATCCTATTAATATTATCAGTGTAGAAAATGTTGACGGTGATATTTCTACGAAAATAAGAATTACAGCAACACCAAATTCAAAAGATATTATTCCTGTTAGAAATCAAATTTTAGAAATTGATTTTGTAAATACAACTGTACTTGGTTCTGTAGATACTATGATTTCTGGAGCAAGTACATCTAGTACAGCTGTACAATCAACAACGGGTAGCACGGCTTCAGTTTCGGCGTATTAAAATGTTTGATCAACCACCAACACTCGAAAATAAATTATCTCCGTTAATAGAAGGACAAGTGCCTGATTTCATTCAGGCAGATCATCCTGTATATGTTCAATTTTTAAAATCTTATTATAAATTTTTAGAATCAGCAGAACTTAAAGTTGAAGTTAACATTGATAGTTTATTAGGTGAAGAATTTGATCCAACGTATATTATTGGAGAAACTGCTGGACTTCCTGGCAAAAATAGACCTTTAAGGTTGGGTGGAAGAATTATATTAGAAGAGGGTTCTGGTTCTACAGGAAAATTTGTTAATAACGAAATAATTACTGGTCAAACTTCTAAAGCTACTGCAACTGTTCATGTTGAAGATACGAGTAATGGTAGAATATTTATTTCTGCGAACCAAAAGTTTATCGAAGGTGAAACTATTATTGGTTCAACATCTAGTGCTCAAGCTACTATAATTTCTTATCGTGCTAATCCAGTACAAAATATTCAACAATTGATGGAATATGCAAAACCAGATAATACGGTAGATTTTATGCTTGAAAATTTCCGTAGAATGTTTATGAGTGTTATTCCAGCAACACTTGCAAGTGGTGTTTCAAAAAGAAATCTAATTAAAGCTATCCGTGAACTTTATACTGCAAAGGGAACTTCTGAGGGCCATAAATTTTTTCTTAGGTTAATATTAGATGATGATGCTACAATAACATATCCAGAAAAATTTATGATGAGGGTTTCTGATGGTAAATGGACAATACCAAAAATTATAAGAACTACTTTACCGGCAAATGTTTCAGTTGATGATTTCATAGGACAAAAGATAACTGGTGAAACTTCTGTTGCTTCGGCTATAATTGTTGGTGCTACGGTATTTCTACAAGCTGGTGTAACATTTGTTGAGTATGAATTAGACCCAAATAGTATAACAAAAGGTCTATCTGATTTTATTGCTGGTGAAAATTTAACAGCGATATCAAAAACTAATAATTTAGTTTATAATTTTACCATTAAAAATATTATAGTATCTTCTTCTGTAACTTCTAATGGTATGCTTTATAGTAAATCCGAAGAAATAACTACGGATAATTCATTTGGTAATGGTTTAGTTAATCTTAATGTTGATAATGTAAGTGTAGGTTCCATTGATGATGTAATTATTGATAATGCTGGAACTGGTTATGCAGAAGGTGATGCTCTAGTATTTACTGCTGATAATCAAGCAAACACTTCTAGTGCTGTTGGTAAAGTTTCAGTTATTAGTGGAATGTTAAGATTAGAGGATGGAACTGCTGGTAACTCTGGAACAGATGGTGGTCAATTATTAATTGAAAGTGGTGAACAAGCTGTAAGAGAAATAACAAATATAGTTTTGAATGGGTCTGATACTTCTGGGTCAAATGCTGGAGATAATATTCTTTTAGAAAACACTAGTGGTATTGGATATGAAGCTGATATATTAATTGCAGAAACATCTTTAGATGTATTCAATATTGTTAGCGAAGCTGGTAGTGGTGAATTTGTTTTAGAACCAGATACTACAGGATCACTTGGAACTAATGATTCAGATCATAAAGGTATTAGAAAAATTGAATTAATAAACGGCGGTGCTGGTTATAGTGCTCTTCCTATAGTAACAGTAACGACTAGTGGCGGAAGTAATACCAAACTAATTGCTACCACAAGTAACATTGGTGGAGTAGATGATTTTCAAATTGTAGATTCTGGGTTTGAATATGATACAGTACCAGAACCTATATTTAAAGTTCATACAATTGTAAAAGATATATCTGGAACATTTAGTACAGGTGACACTTTAACTTCCCACTCTGGAACAGTACATAGTTTTGATTCTAATACACAACTCTTGTCCATAACTCCATCTGAATCTGCAAATTCTAAAATAATTCTTGAAACTGGAAATGATCTGATTTACGAAGATGGCTCTAAAATAATAAGAGAAGAAGTTTTTCATGATGGTGAAACCAGAACAATAACTACTGCTACTGCAAACGCAACTATAGTAAAAGTTAGTTCTGCAAAGGGTTTGCTTTTTAACGGATTAGTTTCTACAAAATCTGGGTCATATCCTTTTGATAAATTGAGTGTACTTGGTGAATCTAAAGTTCGTATACAAGACTCATATTTTTATCAACAATTTTCATACGAAGTTGCCGTTGGAGCATCTTTATCAGATTACCTTGAAGAATTAAGAAAAGCTGTTCATCCTACTGGATTTAATGTATTTGGTAAAGTTAGTATTGCAACACAAGTGTCTGCTGGTATTAGTATTCTTACTGGTAGGGATATACCAGAATATACTGGTGATACTGATACATTTACACCAGAACTTGCTTCTATGTTTGAAATTGTATTTCCTCAATCTTTAATTACTCGTAGATTAGGAACTGATACAGATGGTACTTCAATTTATGCTGGTGCTGGTGTTGCTAAAAAATTAGACATAGATGATTTAACCACTGATAATGATGTTAAGTTTAATGCTACAAAACGTGACCTTACTTTAAAAAAACATATGGAAGTTGATTTATCTACACAACCAATTAATAGATCAAATCCAAACGCATTAAAAATATTAAACTTTTTTCCATTTATGGAAAATAGTGGTAAAATTGATCTTGAAAAATTTACAAATGAACAAGGATTTGTGCAAAGTTTTGATGACACAGAACTTATCGCAACCGTTGCTGGTGCTACATCTAGTTCCACAACTGTAGTTATAGATGCAATTACTAATAATACAGTGCCTTCTGTTGATATGTACGTTTTTGATAATGCTGGAATTAGTTCAGTTGTAAGAGTTACGAATGTAACTGGAACAACACCGAATTTAACATTAACACTGGATACTGCTGTCTCTCTTGCTGATGATTCTACTATAAAACTACATTTCGATTTTTCTGATAACGCATCACCACCAGATTTCTCTCTTGGGCCTGATGTTAATCGTGGAACTTTAAAATTAGATGGTGATATATCTAATTTTAATAGTGTTGCAAATTCTATTGATAATGTTAACGATAATATAATTTTAGAAGATGCCACTGATACTGCAGCTGGGCCTAATTTTGATCAATTTGGTAGTATTGCTTTTGTTGATTTTATTCAATATGATGGAATTGGTCTTGAGGGAATTGATGGAAATGCTGCTAACGGTCAAGATGAAGCAGAAAATATATTATTAGAAGATAATTTTGATCTTCTATTAGAAGATGAAGAACAAAGTAACAGTAGAGATTTTCCTTTATCTATATGGACTCATCCAAAAGAAAAAGCGTTTGCTCTTCCATCTGTTATTAATATTAAATGATTTTCGTTATAAATAAAGTAAAGGAGTTGTAATGGCATATCAATCAATAAGTCTAGGTTCATCAGCAAATGATGGTACTGGTGATTCTCTTAGAAGTGCTGGTACTAAAATCAATGCAAATTTTACAGAAATTTATACTGCCCTTGGAAATGGTAATGTTTTAGCATCTGGTATTTCTGCTGATGCTACAACTATAACTCTTACTTCTCCTGTTTTTAATACTGGTGTCAGTGGTTCTGCAATAAAAGATGAGGATAATATGTCATCAGATAGTGCATCTCATCTTGCAACACAACAAAGTATTAAAGCATATGTAGATAGCCGTGAGTATACCTTAGCAGGGTTAACAGATACTAATATCACTTCTCCAGCAGAAGGTGGTGTATTAATATACGATGCTGGAACGTCTAAATTTATAGACAACGTAATTTCTGGTGATGCAACTCTTGCTGATACTGGTGCATTAACCATTGCTGATAATGCGGTTAATGCTGCAAAATTGTTTAATGAACAAGCATTAGTAATTTTTGCTTCTTCACCAACAACAGCAACTGCGAATGTTAATGGTACAACTAGTAATACAACCACATTGGTTGTTGATGGTAATTCTGGAACAATTGCAACTGGAATGATTGTTACAGGATCAGGTGTTAGTGGTACGGTTAGTGTTGTTACAGTTACAGATCAAAATAATTTGGTACTAAGTCATCCACAAAGTTTAACTAATGATGTTGCATTAACATTCACAGCTGCATTAAAAATTTTAAGAACTGCTGGAGATTAAGATAAATAGTTTAAGGGAAAAATAAAATGTCTGCAATTATTACAGAAAAATTTAGAATGAGTAATGCAACAATCTTTAAAGATGATTTTGCAAATACTGCCGCTTCATATTATATGTTTTTAGGAAAGTCGCATCCTTGGAGTTCATTAGATGCAACTGCCGCTTCAGATAGTGCTCCACCCACAGCGATAGATGATGTCACTTCCGAATTTTATTATTATGATGATATGCTTGCTGCTAAAAAACTAGGTTCTTCAGATGTTTCCTTTGTTATCCCTCGTAGAAATTGGACTAATGGTGCAACTTTTGATATGTATGAACATGATATTAGTACTTCTAATACAACAACCTCTGGTGCAACAAATATTTATAATTCAACATTTTATTTTACAACGAGTCAGTTTAGAGTTTACAAAGTATTAGATAATGCTCAAGGTGCAGCAATGACTTCTGGTAACGAGCCATCATCTGAAACAAATGTTCCCTTTGAACATCAAGGATATATTCTTCAATATATGTACACAATTAGTGCTAGTGATGCAGATAAATTTTTAACAAATGATTTTATGCCAGTAGCGACAAATACTAATGTTGCTGGCGCAGCTACAGATGGAGCAATAGTTTCTTTACGTGTTACTAATACTGGTACTGGTTTAACGAATGGTAGTAATTACTATGTTCCTGTAAGAGGCGATGGTAGTGGAGCTGTTGTTCGTATAACTGTCGCTGGTGGTGTAATTCAACATTTTGGACTAACTGCTGGAACAGATACTACAGTCTCAGCTAAAGGAAGTGGATATACATATGGAACTATTAGCTTAGCACATATCTACAATTCAGAAGCAAATGCTTTAACTGATAATAAATCCACTGGTGTTGTATCTATGGGCACTATTGGTTCTGCTGCTATAGAAGCAATTTATCAACCTAAAGGTGGTCATGGTTCTAATGCTCCAAATGAATTAGGTGGCCATTATGTTATGATTAATACTACATTTTCTAACTCTGATGCTGGAGATGTAACAGAGGCAAATGATTTTAGGAGAGTTGGTCTTCTGAAAAATCCTTATGCTTTTGGAACAACTAGTGGTACTACATATTTTACAGGAGCTACTGCTAGACAAACTAAAGTTATTAAGTTTCAATCTGGTAGTTTGAATGAAAATTGGCAAGCAGATGAACAAATGACACAACAAACTACTGGCGCTATTGGTAGAGTAGTAGAGTATGATGCTTCGAATGATGTATTGTATTATTTACAAGAGAGATTTACCAATCATGGTACAAATAATGACGGTAAATATATTGCTTTTTCTACAACAGCTCTAATAGAAGGTGGTACTACTGCTGGTCAAGGAATTGCTGATGCATCAGCTGATAGTCCAGTTACGATAAATGGTCAAAGTATTTCATTTACAAATGGATATGCTAATCCAGAACTACAACCAGATAGCGGTGATGTAATTTATATTGAAAACAGGAAACCTATTACAAGAGTTAATGACCAAACAGAAGATATCAAGATTATAGTGGAATTCTAATATGGCACAAAAAACAAATTTAAATGTTGCACCTTATTATGACGATTTTAATAGTGCGAATAACTTCAATAGAATACTTTTTCGTCCTGGCTTCGCTGTTCAAGGAAGAGAACTAACACAGTTACAGACAGCACTACAAGATCAAATCCGAAAACATGGAGATCATGTTTTTGAAGAAGGTGCAATGGTGTTGCCTGGTCAAATTAGTTTTAGTAGAGATTTTGATACGTTAAAACTTGCAACACAATTTAATTCAGAAAATATCAGTATATCACAATATTATAACGCAACGACTCCTGTTACAATTACTGGTGCAACTACAGGTGTAAAAGCTAGGGTAACTGGATTTAGTCTTGGTTCTACTACAGAACAACCTGTTCTTTATATTCGATATATGGATACTGGTACAGATAATACTACCGCCACATTTGCTGACGGTGAGAATATTTCTGCGGATATTGGTATTACTCATACTACTTCTTATAGTACAAATGTTGCTTCAGCTACAACTTTTACTGCAACATCAACATCAAAAACTGATCCAAAAGGGCCTGCAGCTGCGAAAGGTTCTGTTGCAAATGTAGAATCTGGTATTTATTATATTCGTGGAATGTTTATTGAAAATACTGAACAGTCTGTCGTATTATCAAAGTATAATGTTGATGCCAGTGCTAGAGTTGGATTTACTATTGAAGAGAAAATAGTTACACCAGAAGCAGACTCAACTCTTTTAGATAATGCTAATGGTTCAAACAACTTTGCAGCTAAAGGTGGTCATCGTTTACAAATTAATTTAACTCTATCAACATTATCATTAAATTCTATCGCTGATGACAATTTCGTTGAACTTATGAAAATTGATAATGGGATGTTACAAAGCAAAGTTAGAACTACGGAATATTCTGTTCTTGAAGAAACTTTTGCTCGTAGAACTTTCGATGAGTCTGGTGATTATACAGTACGTCCTTTTCAGTTTACAACAAATGAGTGCGTAACTATTGATGATGAAGAAGGATTTTTTACTACTGGAAGTATTACAGATGATGGAAATACTGCTTCAGAAAATCTACTTGCTTTTAAAGTATCGCCAGGTAAAGCATATGTCAAGGGATTTGAAATAGAAAAACTTGCACCTACTATTAAAGATGTAAATAAAGCAAGAGATACAAACTCTGTTAATAATGGTGTTTCTATTTTTAATCTTGGAAACTATACATTCATTCAAAATATTCACCACCAACCAGATATTACTGCTGATGGTGGTTCTACAATTACACCTTTTGGCGGTGTAGAATTTACAGACACACAAACTGCTGTCAGAGGCCAAAAAGCTGGAACTACGATTGGTTTGGGCCGAGTTAGACACATGGAATATCATAGTGGTACTGCTACTGGTGGATATCTTAATACTGTAGGAAATAACCCAGTAAAATTTAAACTATACCTTTTTGATATTAAACCATTTACATATTTGACTTTGACTGATACACCAAGTCCTACTCTTTTAGCAACTCATTCTGCTGGCGGTGTACAACTTAAAGGTGCTACATCTGGTGCAACTGGTTTTGTTGCTGATGAAGGAACATCTGCGACAAATGTTTATCTTACAAATGTTGTTGGTACGTTTGTAGTTGGAGAAAAATTAATAGCTTCTGACTCTGCTGAAGATGGTGGGTTGATAGAAAACTCTAGTAACGCTGATATTGAGATCGCTTCAGTAAGAACATATTCTTTTTCAGATTTTAGACAGGTATACCAAAATACTCTTGATACTGCTATTGACTTTACAGCTGATTTATCTCTTGATAATCAAGTTGTTCTCTCTGGTAGTTATCGTTCAGAAACAAGTGGTACAGACAATTTAATTGGTGTCTCTGGATTTAATACTAATGAAGTTTCAGTTGGTGATCTTATTGAAATACCTACTGGTTCTGGTGGCACTGCTGAAGGTAGAACAGTGGATGCTGTAACATCTACAGCGATTTCATTCACTTCTGCACCTACAACTGATGCTATAGTAACATCTACAGCTATTCGTAAACGTGCAACATTAAATGATGCAGAAAAAAATATTGGTGTAATTAAAATGTCAAAAGATGTAATTAAAACATCTAGTGACATTACTTATAGTGTACGTAGACAATTTATTAGAACGGTTTCAAGTGGTGTTGCAACTATTGGTAGTTTAACAAATGAAACTTATGCACCCACTGCTACAACATCTGATTACACTATATCAATGATTTCTGAAAATAGCGGTAGTACTGTAGAAATCGGTGCTATTTTTGATAATATCGCAAGTGGAGATATGACTTCTTCACAAACTGGAAAGGTTCAGTTTGCAAATGCTGGTGGGAGTGCAACTCAAACTATAGATTTTAAAGATGGTAATAATGATGCTTTGGAAGATAGTGATAAAATTAAAATTCTTGCTACAATATCTAGAAACTCTAATGTTGATCCTAAACTTAAAACACCAGTATTGTCTAAAGCTGTTAAGGTTGTGCCAGGCACAACTGATGCTTTTGGTAGTAAACCTACTGATAAGACTATATCTCTTGGTAGAGCAGATACGTTTAAGTTACAAGCTGTGTATGACTCTGAGGCCACTGGAACAGATGCTGTTCCACCAAAATTAACTATTGGAGTTATAAATGGTGCGTTTACTAGGGGTGAAGTAATTACTGGTGGTACAAGTGGTGCAAAAGCTAGAATTATTACATCAACAAATCCTATGTATTATGTTCTCAATACAGATACAGATTTCAGTGTTGGTGAAACAATTACAGGAGTTTATACTGGCGCAACAACTTCTGTATCAGCTGTAACAGCTGGTAGTACAGTAGTTACCAGTAATTATACTTTAGATACTGGACAAAGAGATAATTATTACGATATTTCAAGAATTGTTCGTAAACCTTCTGCGGCTGCTCCTGCTGGTAGACTTTTAATAATTCATGATTACCTAGAACATAGTGGAACTGGTGATTTTTATTCTGTAAACTCTTATGTTAATGGGGATACTGGTATTAGTCGAGTACCAGAAGTTGCTGTTAATCAAATGGATTATAATGACATTCCAACATACTCTGCTACTAAAATTGATCCAGATGAAAAAGAACCAACTGGTGTATTTCCTTTAGCAGATTGTTTTGACTTCAGACCTACAGTTGCAAATATTGCTGGAACGCAAACTAGTTTTTATACTGATGGTGGCGGTGGCTGCGATGAGATTACAGGTAATTCTTTTGATTTTGCTTCAAGAGTTTTTTCTGGTACAGGTTCTTCTTCTTTGAATTTTCCAAAACCAAATACAAGTGTTCAGGCTGATTTTGATTATTATCTTAATAAAAGAGCTTTGGTATTCATTGATAAAGATGGTACAATAACAGTTAAAGAAGGTGCATCAGCTGAAGTTCCACAACTTCCAAAACCAAATGATGGAGCAATGCTTCTTGCTAAAATGTTTATTCCTGCTTTTACATTTAAGCCAGATGACGTACAAATTGTACGAGAAAAAAATCAAAGATTTACCATGAAGGATATTGGTAAGCTTAAAGATCGTATTGAAAATATTGAATACTATACTGCTCTTAATATGCTTGAACGAGATGCAGAGAGTTTTGAAATTCAAGATGCAAATGGTCTTAATCGTTTTAAGTCTGGATTTGTTGTAGATAACTTTAGTGGTCATAGAGTTGGAGATGCTCAACACGTAGATTATAAAATCAGTATGGATTTTGAAAAGGGTGAAATGCGTCCAATTCATCATACTGAAGCTATAAGACTACAGGAAGATGTTGCTAATGATTCTGCTAGAACAACAGACCATTATCAAAAAACTGGTGATCTTTTAACACTACCTTATACAGAAGAAGTATTTACTTCACAACCTTACGCAACTAGTATAGAAAAAGTTACACCACTTTTAACTTCTAACTGGTTAGGTATACTTGAAATTACTCCTAGTTCTGATGAGTGGTTTGAAACAGAAATTGCTCCAAGGCTTGTTATTAATGTTGAAGGTAATTATGACACATTTCTAGCTGCAAATAGAGATAAAATTGGCACAGTTTGGAACGCATGGCAAACTGGATGGAGTGGTGTTGTAAGTACATCGACAGAAATGGTTAATAATAACACAGGCAGAATTATACAAACTTCAAGACAAGATTTTAATAGAACAGGAATAAGAACAGAAGTTGTTCCAAAAGTTGATGAAGAATCGCAAGGGTTTAGACATCTCTATGATACTCTAATACCGTTTTGCCGTTCACAAACAATACAGTTTCTTGCTTGGGGTCTAAAACCAAATACAAGAGTTTACCCTTATTTTGATAAAAAGAATGTATCGGCCCACACTACACCTTTAAGTGCAGAGTTTACCTCTGGCACTGTAGCAGCTGGTCAACCTTTAGTAACAACTACAGTTGGAAATCTAGAAGGTAGGTTTACAATACCAGACCCAAAAGTTACTGGCAACCAAAGATTTGAAACTGGTGAGGTTCAATTTAGATTAACATCTAATTCGGATAATTCCACTGTGCCCGAACCAGTTACGGCTGCAGATACTATTTATTTTGCAAAAGGTATACTTGAAACTCACCAAGAAACTGTTATTGCTACAAGAAATGCTGAGTTAGTTAGAACTAACGTAAATGAAACTACTTCACAGTTCAGTACTAATAGTAGAACATTTAGTGTTCCAGATGAAGGCACTGACGATGGTGATGGTGGTGATGGTGGTGATCCTTTAGCCCAAACATTTAAAGTTGATGCTATTGGTGGAATTTTTATCACCAGCATTGATTTATTTTTTGCAAATAAAGATCAAACACTTCCAATGTGGGTAGAAATTAGAAATGTTGTTAACGGATATCCTGGGCCTAAAATACTTCCTTTTGGTAGAAAAGTGCTTTATCCCGCTGATGTTACAACATCCACAGATGCTTCAGTAGCAACTAAAGTTACTTTTCCATCTCCTGTTTATGTAGAAGAAGGTACAGAATATACAATTGCACTTCTTACAGCCGCACAGATAAACACTTGGTCGGTATGGATTGCTAAAATGGGTGAATTAGAAATTGGTGGAACTAGAACAGTTTCTATGCAACCACATATGGGTGTGCTTTTTAAATCTCATAATAACTCTGCTTGGGCGATGTCTGGTATGGAAGATTTGAAATTTACTGTTAATAAAGCTAAGTTTGATATTAGCAAAGCTGGAACAGTTACTTTAAATAACACCGATCTTCCTAATAAAAAACTAGACAATAATCCTTTACGTTTTACAGACAATGTTAATACAGTAAGAGTAACACATAGAAATCACAGTATGTATGCTGGTGCTTCAAGAGTTAAACCAAATAATGTAACGATTGCTGGAGTATCTACAGGTATTACTACTACATTGAATGGTTCTATTTCTGATACATCTACCACAATTACTTTAACAAGTGGTACAAATTTTGCTGAAACAACTGGTAAATTTAAACATGATGGAAGTGGTGCAAATACTACTTCTTTACATTTTATAAAAATTGATGATGAAGTTATTTCATATCAACACCAAAATATAAGTGGAGTTAATATAACCAGTGCAACTAGAGGCGTTACTGGTGGTGGTTCTGCAACTTCTCATGCAAATGGGGCAATTGTAGAATTATATCAATTGTTTCAAGTTCCACTAACAGAAGTAAATAAAACACACGAACTCATTGGTGATGTTGGTGGTGTTGCAAATGGAAATCAATTAGATTTTTATACCTTTGAAACTACAACGAGCGTTTCTGGTATGTCAGCTAATTCAAGTGTTAGTGTTGGTGGTAAGAATGTAACTGCTACTCAAAACAAAATGCTTGATGGTATACAAACAATGATTGCTTCTATGGAATTACCAAACACTAAAATTGATGCTTCTGTAAAGGCAACTAGTGGTACTAGTCCTTCTGGAACACAAGAATCATTTACAAAAGATACTGCAGCTAGGATAATTCCATTAAATGATAATTATTACTTTGATGTTCCTAAGTTAATTGCTTCACCAATTAACGAAACTAATGAAATGAATGCTGCAAAATCTCTTGATGTAATATTATCTTTAACTAGTACTACAGATAACTTATCACCTGTAATTGATACACAAAGAATGTCTATATTCGCAATAGGTAATAGAATTAATAAAGTTACAGGTACATCACCAAATACAATATCAGTCGATTACTCTCCATCTACAGACCCAGAAGGAGATAATAATTCGGCTATATATTGTACAAAACAAGTAGCATTAGAAAATCCTGCTACAGCAATTAAAATGTTTTTTGCTGGAAATGCAACAAGCGAATCTGATGTTGTTGCAATGTTTAAAATTTTAAGAACTGATGATTCTACTGATTTTGATGATATTGGTTGGCAATATTTTAATACAACTGGTGTTCCAGACACAACACCTAAAAAGTCATTATCAGAAACAGATTTTCAACAATATATGTATAGTGCTGGTGTAACAGATGATGGCTTAGGTACTCCTTTGGAACCCTTTATTGGATTTGCTATTAAGATTATTTTACAAGGAACTAATAGTGCTCAAGTACCAAGAATAAAAGATTTAAGAGCAATAGCATTGGCGACATAAAATGGAAAGAAAGTATTTGCAAGTAGAAGATAATCAAGATTTAGTTCGTGACACTCATTCAAATGCAATTATTAATCGTAATCGTAGTGCATATGAAATTGCTATAAAAAGAGCTTCTGATGCTCAAAAACAAAGAGATGAAATACGTAATGCAACAAGAGAGATAAATACTTTAAAATGTGAAATGCATGAAATAAAAAATATGCTCAAAGAATTAATTAATAGGTAGAATGATATGGCAATTTCAGCAAGTCAAGTTCAAACATCTGACACTTTAGAAACATTTAGACAAGAATTTAATAAACTTAGAACTGATGTTAATGGTCTAGACAGCGGAACTATTAGTGTTGCCAATTTTACGGTTAACAGTGCTGATTTCGCAAATGATGGTTTCAAAGTAACTTTTGACGCAGTAGATTTAACAGGAAACCAAACTCTTACTGCACCAGATGTAACAGGAACAATAGTATCAACTGGTAATGCTGATGCTGGAGCAACTACTACATCAGCAAGTGATGTTGATCATATACTGGTTAGTGATGGTGGTGTTCTTAAAAAAATTAGTAGAAGTGATATCGGTATAGGTGGTGCAGCTTATGATGATATTAGTGCTGGTGATGCAGCTGTAAATGTAGCAACGACAAGTGGTAATATTACTATTGACGCTCAAGGTAATGATACTGATATTATATTTAAAGGAACTGATGGTGGTAGTGATACAACCTTCTTAACAATTGACGGCAGTGAAGGTGGGTTAGCAACATTTAATGACAGTATAAAAATTAAAGATGCTGGTACAATAGGTAATGCTACACACGCAGATGTTATAACTCTTGCTAGTACAGGTGTTGTTACTTTTAAGGATGATATTGTTATAAAGGACGCTGGAACTATAGGTGTTGCTTCTGATACAGATGCTATTGAAATTGCAGCTACTGGTATAGTTAACTTTTCAGCTGGGGCGACAATTACAAGTAATACAATTAAAACTGCCGGTAAAGAAACTTTATGGGTGCCAGTTGCAGCCATGAAACCAACTGTTTCAAATGGATGTTCTAATCATACAGAAATTGAAACTACTTCTGGTAATCCAGATATACAAGTTTTAGATTTTGATGCTGGTTCAGTTGCAACAGCAGATGTTAATGGTGCAACCTCTAGTACTACAGCATTAGTAGTCGATGGTAACAGTGGAACTATTGTAGTTGGTATGATTGTTACAGGTTCAGGCATATCTGGTACTGTTACTGTTGCTACGGTTACGGATCAAAATAATTTAGTATTAAGTTCAGCACAAAGTTTAAGTAATAATGTTTCATTGACATTTACAGAACCAGATGAAGCAGCACAATTTCAAATTTCTTTTCCTAAAAGTTGGAATGAAGGCACGATAACATATCAAGCATACTGGACTACTAGTGCATCTGATACTGATGGTGTTGCATGGTCTTTAGAAGGTGTAGCTGTTTCTGATAATGATACAATCAATGCTACATACGGTACGGCAGTTGTGGTACAAGATGATGCTTTAGGAGCCACAAATGATTTATGTGTTTCGGCTGAAAGTAGTGCTTTGACTATTGCTGGTACTCCTGCTGTTGGTGATGTTTGTTTTTTTAAAATTTCTAGAGATCATGATAATGTAAATGATGATATGGCAGAAGATGCAAGACTTATAGGACTCAAATTATTCTATACTACAAATGCTACTAATGATGCTTAAGGTGATATATAATGTTTGGTTTTAGTGCGATAAGTGGAAGTTCAAGAAAAGCCACAGTTCATGTAATGACCAGAACAGGTAATTCTGATGCTACTCCGACAGATTGGAGAATGAGTTTTGGTCATGGTACAAATATTGATACTAGTGTAAGTAATAGTACTCACTCTGGAACAGCAGCTACTTGGATATCTTTTGATGGAAGACGTTCTAGTGGCACTCAATTAGTTTTTTATACATTTGCTTTTGATATGACAAATAAAACACTTGGTGGTAGTGGTGACGGAACATCCGTTGCTGGCGTAAGTGGTAATATTAATAATTATCAGATTGCAGCGGCCAACAATGGTGTTAGTAATG